TAGACGCGCTGCAGCGAATTTGCTTCGGAGACTATACAGCAATCGAATATTTCAGCAAAAATGCCAGAAAGAAGCCATTCTCGAGCGAAGAAGAAGTTGTCTATCGAGGAAGTAGAGGGACGCATCCGTAGAATCTACGACAGGCACCTTAGATTCCGGAGAGAGCCGTCCATGGCGGACAATGTGATCTGCGGCGTGACGAACTTCGAAGTTAAGCGAGTGCTGCGGAAAGCAGACGGAAAAGACACCTTTTTCCAGACACACGAGGGCTACTGGGTGACAGGAGATCCGGAACTCGTGGAGTTCATGACAGAATAAAAAACAAAAAGGTTATCAGGTATTTTTTCGAATATCTGATAACCTTTTTAAGAATGCACCTAGAATTTGCAATATCATGTTTTCTGAAAGTCTGCAACAACTTGCTTTCTATAATCGTCTCTTTCAGCTTGCAGTTTATTTAATTTTTTTTGCTTTGCATTTAGCTCATTTTGACATTTTCTCAGCATTTGATGTTTCTTTTTACAATAAGCAGAGCACGTCTGAGCTGCGGTTTTTACCCAGAATTGCTTTCCACAGTAAACACAAACTTTCCTTCGTTGGCTTCTTACATTTTTTTGAATTTCATTATCGGGTTCTTTACGATCTCCTTTTTTTCGATTCCGCTGATACTCCAGCAATCCAATTCGAGCGCATTCTGGCGAACAGTATTTTTGTATAGGGGCGTTTCTTATGAATGTAGCTCCGCAAATTTCGCAGATGCCTTCGCTTCCAACGGACTTTCTGTTTTTATTATGCTTGTACCGCTTCGCGGTTTCGTTTCTTGCTATACGAGCACAATCCGCACAGCGCCCCGCTTTTGGGGCACCGATAAATTCACGGCCGCAATCTTTACAAATTCTTATTCGCATCACATTTTTGCGCTGTTCTGCGGTACATTCCGGGCAGTACCGCGTGTCTCCGATTCCCTCATACTCTTTTCCACATAAAGCACAAACTCTCATAGGCGTTGACATTGCTTTCCCTCCTTTAGCGTCCGTCATTATAGCAATTATAAAAGGCGTCAACCAGATCGGCCAGATCTTGAGCAGACAATTTTCCAGCCAAAGCGGGAGGGATGCGATTGTAACAAGCACGAAAAGTGTCATCAAATGCGCCTATCTTGCTGCACTTTTTAACACGCTGATATTTTGCCATGAAAAAGACATCCGGGAGAGAAATGTCGCCATTTTTTAAAGACGCGGTAACCTCGCCACTAAAGACAGAGGTATCGAGATCGAGCAGCTCCTCAAGCGAGCAGCCAAAAGCAGACGTGAAAGCCTGGACGACTTTTGCCGACATGTTTTGTGTAGAACACTCTCCAGACTCATACTTCTGTAAGAGTCTGATATTAACACCGACTTTTTTTGAAAAATCGTTTTGCGTCATTCCGCAAAGCGTTCTGATTTCTTTAATTGTTGCCATATTCTGTTCCTCCTTATTTGCGCTATCTGCCTAAAATGTCGCAAGCCTGAAATTCAGAGCCGTTCCATTTGCAGAAAGATTTTTCAGTGTTTCCTCCCTGTGTTTGTTTCGTTCCTTAACTTTGATTACATTATACGCCAATATTGGCGCAAAGTCAATATAAAAAGAGAAAAAATATAGTAAAATAAAGTGTTGACAATACGCCAATATTGGCGTATAATAAAAACAACAAAGGAACAATAAAGAAAACGGGAGGAAATAAGAATGAAAAAATATGAATTAAAGAAATGTAGCGCGGAGTTCGCATGGAAGGAAAGAAAAGAAATAAAAGAGGGATGCACGATGTACGACGTGGAGCCGGAGAGGCTCGGAGAATTTGAGAGCTTGGAAAAAGCAGAGGAAGAGCTCGCGAAATATAAAACCGAGATCAGCCAGTCTGGCGGTTTATTCTCTGTGACGGAGTACATGATCCAGGAAAACGAGTACAACGAGGACGAATGGATCAACGGCGGAAATATTTGGAGCTTTTCAAAAATGGAGATCGAGGTCGTAGACAACGAGACGCTGGAGCTGATCTGCACCGCGGAGAACTACGAAGAGGCGGAAAAGATCGCCGAAGACTACGCGGAAGAGGCAGGAGCGCACCTGATGTTATAAAAGAAAAGGCAGCCTTTAAGGCTGCCTTTTTGCGTGAACAAATAATAACAATACTAAATAAAAATTTTTTTCTTGAAAATCATAACTATCTATGGTATCCTATTCATATCTTTAAATAAACTTATTTGCAAAGCCCGTGTCAATCATTGACACGGGCTTTGTTCTAATCTTCTTTATACTTATGGATTTAATGTGGATCGGGCTATGCGTTCCAGGCCCAGGGCTGGAAACAGCACAATTTCCTGCTGTGCGATCTGCAGGAAGTGGTGCGGCAGTCGGATCAGGCCATGATAGACGCGTTGCAGCGAATTCGGTTCGGAGACTATACAGCAATCGAATATTTCAGCAAAAATGCCAGAAAGAAGCCATTCTCGAGCGAAGAAGGAGTTGTCTATCTCTGCGTAAAGAACCGTACTGCAGAACGGATCAACGATGTCCGGGTGTCGAAATTAAGCGGACAATGTGATCTGCGGCGTGACGAACTTCGAAGTTAAGCGAGTGCTGCGGAAAGCAGCAGACGGAAAAGACACTTTTTTCCAGACACACGAGGGCTACTGGGTAACAGGAGATCCGGAACTCGTGGAGTTCGTGCCGGAATAGAAAAAACTTGAAAAAATAAAGCAATAGTGTTAAGATATATCTGCAAGATAGTTAATATCTTGCGTCAGACACCGAATCTGTGAGTTGAAAAACATTATGGGGAATTTGATTGAAAAAGATAGTGTAAAGTGCAAATAAAAAAACTACGGTGATTACATATCCGCCGTAGTTTTTTTATTTGCACTTTTTTTCGTACGTGAAAATTATATTTTTGTTTTTTTACAATTCTATATATATCGGAACGATACACGTACCGAAATACATAGAGAGGAGAGCTTATTATGAAAATATTATTTTCGTGGCTACTATCTATTTTGGCTGATGTAGTTTGCCATTATATCTGCAAATGGTTGGATAGTGAGAAATAAGAGGTAGCCAGTCTCGGGCGTAAGCCACCCGGTTCAAACGGCATAGAAAAACCCCCGGAGGTGAAATATCAAGGGATTTTTGCGTATCACTTGCTAAAAAAGATAGCATATAGATTTAAAGTATGTTATAATGAACGGCGTTGCCTCCCCTATACTAGGCCAGGAAAGGGGGCGTGAATATGCAAGAAGTATTTATTTCATTTATTCTTTCTATCATGGCAAGTGTAGTAGCCTACTATATTTGCAAATGGCTGGATGGAGATGAATAAGGCAACCAGCCTAAAAGATTAAACCACTTTACGGAATAGAAAACCCCAGAGAATGCGACTCTCTGGGGTTTTCGTTGAATATGCAAGTATTTATTCCATTGCCTACTGGCATTATAGCATATGTAAACCAGAAAAGCAATATTCCGAAAATCATAAATTTTTTTTGCATATTATTTGTCTCCTTTTAATTATCTTCACCTTGAGCTATCATCAGTTAAATCCTTATTTAATTTTTCCAAGTCGTAATCTGTCGGAATCACAGACCAACCTTTATACGTTGCACACGGCCGCTGCCCGTCTCCGATTTTCCCGAGCATTGCTCTTTTTACTCGGGAAAGCCCCGAAATAACATTTTTAAACTCCCGAGTGTCTGGCTCAACGCCAAACATCTCGTGATTTTCCCTCAGCCAAAAGGCAAGGGAGTGAATATGGAAATGCTCCCCTTCCGGACTGACTAAGTGCCAGTCGATCGCCGCCTTGTTGGTTATAAATCGCCCAGATTTCGGGCTTTTCTTGGCGGCTTCCGTCGCCATCCTCTGTATCTCTGCACTGTTCGGAACCTTTTTTCTCGACTCTGCCATCTTTTCCCGGGTGGCGGCTGACATTTTAAGCCCCTTGTGATTCTGGCTCAAGTATTTGAGTCTACACTCCCTCGAACAAGTCACAACGTTGCGGGAGGGAGTGCAAGGATACTCCTTCCCGCAAATTACACACTTTTTATAATTTTTTTCTTTCATGCTTCTTTTTCCGCGAGATCGAGGTCTGATCCATCGAGAAATTCCCCGTCTTCGTCCGTATTACAGTATTCGAGCGCGTATTCATCGGCAAACATGTATCCACCGGACTTGCGGTACGAGCAGCTATATTTAGCAAGCTCGGCTTTTGCCAAGTCGTACTGGTCTCCCGTCCAGCGTTTCAGTTCTTCCGGGCTTGCGTTTTCTCCACAGATGCAATCGCCTTCAGTAAAGTTGTTAAATTGTTTCATGGAGTAGCTGCCTACTCCATGCTTTAAAATTATCGTATTGTAATTGTAAAAGCTATTCATCTCTGTTTTCTCCTTTTCTGTTTTTTTGGTATCCTCTCTAACTACTCTATCGAGTAGTAAAAGGACATACTCCGGCGGGTTTCTTTTTCCCGCCTCCCATCCCTCAAGAGTCCTCTTCGGGATGTTATATTTTCTTGCGAACGCCTCCTGTGTTAAGCCGGAGGCGTTCCGGATTGTTTTTATTTTCATTCTTTATTTTTCTCCTTCTTTATATTCATTGACACTCCCCACAGCTAAAGCAGGGGGATTCCTGTTTCTTCCACCATTGCATTGGCAAATACCTTACGGTACTG